TGTCACCAGTGTAATAAATTCTACTATCGTTGTTGCTTACGGCCATATTTTAATCCTTTTATGCACATATTTATTCAAAGATTCCTTGTAATTTTTCATAGAAAGCATTGTGATAATTATTTCGTCTTTCGTCATATGCGTATTTGTCTTTCTTTGCTTTTCTGTTGTAGTACTTGTCTGGATCTAGTGCTTCTTCAATTGCATCAGTTACAAAATATTTAAACAAATTGAATCCAATTATGCTTGGAGCAAGAGTATCAATACTATCTTGTATTATGTTGTTTAGAGACCCAAGTGGATCTTCAATTGGTCTTGCACTTAATATACTTGTAGTTAACTCACCTAACTCCCACATGACAGGTCCTAAAAATTGTCTAAATAGATCATCTTTAAAATCTCTTTCCATGAACGGTCTTGCTGTTGTTGGCGCTCCTAACTCACTTGCTATATCAAAACCATTTGCAATAAAATTTTGAATTACTAATTCTGTTAGAGGTATAACTGCTAGGTTACCTAGTATAGGCAATCTAGTTAACGCTTTCTGATACAATTTTGCATCAAGAAAAGAATACATATTGTTTCCGTTAACTACTTCTTTGGCTTGTGTGTATGCAATTGCTCCAACAAATGTCCAAGCAAACACACTTGCAATTGCACTCAACAATCCTGCTGTACCACCATCTTGTAATTCTTTGCCGTGCATTCGTCTGCCCACTGCAAATGAAAATGATTTAAATTGTGTAATTGTTTTAAACAAACCGCTAATACCTGCACTTGTCCAATTACTATCATCAGTAAACCATTGCAGTCTTAATCGTTCCATGTCGCCTGGTCTAATCCTAGAAAGACCGTCAACATTACTAGCAAAAAATTTATGCCATTTGTCATACAGAGTACTTGAACGCAAACCTCCCCTAGCGGCTTCAGTTCTGTCCATGTAATCAGCAAGTTTAAAAATATCAAATGTGCCATCTTCTTTACTTGCTATTATGCTTTTGCCGTGTTGATCTTTTTGTGCAAACATTCTAACGGTTTGATCATAATCTTGTTCTGTAAAACCGTGTCTTTTTAATTCTCTTACCCAATCAGGATTTGTTTGATTTAATTTTTTCCAACTTGCTCCAGTTTTTAAAGCACTAGTCACATTGCTTCTTAACACTGCTAGACCACCACTTGCTTGTCCATCTGACAACCAAGTAGAACCATTGTATCTCATAAATCCATTTGCAAGTTTTTCTGACCATCCTTGCAAATTACCTTCTGCTAAACTGCTGGCCATTGTGTTATACAAACGCATCTGTGTCATGCCGATCATGTGCTCTGTGGCCAAACCCCAGTGTTGTGCAACAGATCTATTTTCTTTGCTAGTCAGCAACGGATGATGTCCTGATATAGTTGACATATCTTTGAACCATTTTTTGTTAGCTTTGTTCATTCTTGATATAGCAAAGAAAGGTTCAACCATAGTTTGATCAAGTGGTATAAAACCCAATGCACCAACATTAAAATTTCTTAAAGTTGTAAAAAATCTACCTGTTTGTGTTCTGTTAATTTGTGACGGTCTTTCTGTTGCTAACAAGTGAGTTGTAAAATATCCCCAACCTTTGCTGTCAACAAATTTTCTTAAATTAGGATCAGATTCCATAGTTTTTCTTAACTCATTTAAAAAACTTCTTAAGTTAGTACCAAACATTCTTGTTTTTGCATTGTCCTCACTAAATCTCATAAATTGGCTGTAAAGTGCGTTAACCGGATCTTGAGTTGTGTACTTTTCTCTAATTGCAAGTTCACTAGCACCGTCTTTAAATAACATATAAGGAGACACACGACCTTCTTTGTTTAAATCATCTGCTTCAAATTTTGTTGTGCTTTCATACAACTGGTTTGCAATATACTTAAATTCTTTTTCTACAATGTCTTTAGGTAATTGTGCCAGCTCATCATATGACAATTCCTCGTATGCTTTCAGTTGTTTTAAACTGCCAACATCTAAAGCATTGACCATGTCATTGACAAATTGTTCTTGTGTTGCAATTATTTTTGTTCCATTAACTTTTTCAACAGCAAATCTTAATGGATTAAACAACACACGATCAGCAAAATGTAAAAAATTCATGTCACCACCAGCAATGTTGTTGTCTGCTTGTACTTGTTTAAAATGTCGTTTCATTGCATCAACGGCAGTCCAGTGTAAACCATCACCATTCAAACTTTTATTTGCTTGGCCATTTGTTCTTGCAATGTTTTGTTTGTCTTCATAAAACTTTTTTAATAATTCTTTATCTTTTTTAAATTTGTCAGCCCATTTTGGATCTATTGCACCTAATTCTTTGTCTACTCCATTCCAAAAATATCTAGCCATGTTTGAACCTTTTAAATCTTCAAACCCTGTGCCTTTTTGAAAATTGTTGTTGGCTAATAGACCTAAAAATATTTGATCCATCATTGCAGTGTCATCACCATCTTTGGCTAACCTAATTGCATTTCTATATAAACCAATCATACTTTTGTATTGTGCAGAGTTGGCCGCTTTCTCAAAATCTTTGCCTAAGAAAAAATCTCTAGTGTCTTTGATCCTGTTTACAATTTTAATGCTGTTAACTATTGCAGGTAATTTTTGATTAAAGTTTTTGTTGTTTAAAGTCTGTATAGACTCAACTGCTTCATTTAACACAAAATCAAATGCTGTGGGATTTTCAGGATACTTGTCATCTACTATTGCACGCCATTCAAACAATTCATTGGCCTGTGTGTTTTTTAATTCAGCAATAATGTCAGCGTTGCTTGTACTTGCATCCAGTTGTCTTTTTTCTACAAATTGTTTGATTAATGCATCAACATTTTTATCAAATGTTTTTGTAAGACCCAGTGACTCTAGGTCTTTCAAAGTCTGTGCGGAAAATACATTTTTACATTTTAAAGCCATTAATATAATTTAAGAATCTCTGAAATTGCACATTTCAAGTATTCTTCTCCTTCTCCGTTTTCTGCTTTTAACAAACTTTCGTAAGTTTGATTTTTGTTTAATGTGTAGAAATGCTGATCAATAAGTTCAGCAATACCGTTCATGTTTGTTGTGTATTTAGGTGACTTATCCCAAGCACCTGTCAAAGTTTTCTTGCTAGTTTTAAACAACTTGCCATCTTTGATAAAAAACAGCGTCCTAACACCAGTTCTTTTTTCACCTGTTTCAAATGTCCATTCTGCATTGTCTTTGTTTTTTAAATATTCAAACACTCCATCAACATCTCTATTTCTAATTTGTCTTTGATTTTTGACCCATTCCATTTGTTTGTTGATGTTCCATTCTGTGTCTTGTTTTGCAATCTGCATATCTTTCAACAACACCTCAATGTCTTTGACTGCTTGTAGTTTGATGTTGTCATCTACATTTGTTAGTTCATCTAATTTTGCAACAAGTGGTCCAGTGTCTTTTTCTTTTTTTAATATTTTCTTTTTGGCTTTTGCAACATCCTCTGGTGCCATGCTGGCCACTTCATCTTTGATCTGTTGCACGGTTTCATCGTGTGTCAGTTCTTTTTTGTTAAAGATTGCATCTATCTCTGTGTCTTTGTAATCAAGTTTTGTTATGTTAGTTTTCATTTGTGTGTTTATTTCTACATTTTCTCCACGCTTGAGTGCGTCTAGTTTTTGTTCACTTGTTTCTCGTCTTACTCGTTTTGCAATATTTTCAATTGCTTTGGCTCTTGGTCCTAGGAATCTTTTGATTCCAATTTCATTCATAAATGTAATCTTTGCATAAAGATCTGGATTTTTTATACCTGGTTCAACTTGTTCTATAGGTAGAAAGATATCTTTTGTTGTGGCTTTACCTTGCAATTGTTTTGTTCTTTGAAAAAGTTTTGGATTGCCAAAATCATCAAACACAATTTTTTGTCTTTTGCCATCATAACTTGTAAATTCAAATTCATCTTTTCTAGTAGACAACATTTGATCTTTGTCTTTTTTAAAAAATATTTTTCTAACAATATCTCTTGGAATAATATCTTTTGCGTCTTTTAATTTTTTCTTTGGAGTGTTTATAGTGTCTTGGCCAATTTGCATTTCTTCAAAAACTGGCTGTCCATCTTTGTCTACAACAAATTCATAATCACCTTGTCTAGCAGGAAACTTAACATCGGACATTGAGTCGTATACTTCAAACTCATCATTTAAAATATTTTTCTTAAATGTTTTTATTTCATTAGTACGCAAGCCTTTTGTTCTAACTAAAATTTTGCCGTCTGGTGTTAGTTCGTATATGACTTTTGCACTATCAAGCACAACGGTTCTACGACCATTTGCATCATACATGACTTTACCACCAGCATCATTAATGCTTTTTGCTGTCCATTGCTGTGAAGCAAAATCAGTTTCAACTTGTGTTTGTTTTGATCCGTTTTGATTTATTGCCTGGTCTATTGCAGTTTTGTTTTTTGTTGCTTGTTCTACTATAGGTGCAGTTTCATCAGGTGTTACATCTAGGCTGTCTCTGATTAGTTTTGCATTGTTGGCTTTGTTAATACGCCAATTTCTTACTCCAGCGGCTATACCTGATATAGTACCAAGTGCGGCACCACCAAATAGTACTGCGGCACTGGCCTGTCCTGCCAGTTCCCAACCTGATAATGTGTCTTGTCCTCTAACTTTTCTTGCTGGATTAGTAAGTAATGCTTCAGCACCACCATAAGCGGCACCCCATTTAGCACCTGTTATTACTGCTTTTCTAACATTGTTTAACACGCTACCTGCTTTGACCAGCTGTCCGCCAATTGGAATAAGGTTAACTTCATCAGCAACAAACATTGTGAGATACTTTGATGTGGTACCTGCTATCTTGCCTAAAGTAGTTGCACGATTCCAATCTTGTTCATATCTTTTTTCTATGTCGTATGTCTTTGCTCTGTGATGACTGATTGCTTCTGTAAGGTCATTTGTCCATTCAATACCAGGTCTATAGTTTGGATGTGTTGGCCAATCTTGTTCACTAATAGGTGTGTCATCATACCAACCCACGCCAGTGCCAGCCAATGTGCTGTTTAACAAAGGTACTAGGTTATAACTTCTACCTGATGCGGCACCTGTAAGTGCTAGTCTACCTGCTGTGCCTGGTGTTTTAGGTTTATCAGCTGAGTTATAACTAACCCAGCTTGTGTTATATCTTGATGCCATTATAGAGACCTTTCAGCTTCTTTAACTAACATATACAAACTTGCCGCTGGCGGCAGTTTTGCACCTGTGCCTTTGCCTGAATAACCACCTTGTGATTGCAGTTCAGACCATTTGTTGATCACATAATCTTTTACTCTTGGATTTTCTAAACCATCTAGGTCATCAAATTTTGAAAGATAATCTAATTCCCATTCTGTCCATTTTGCATTTGGTTGTGCGTTCTTTAGCAGTATGCCATTCACAACAACTTCTTGACCATACTCCATAGCCGCTATGTTCATAGCACCACCATCTATGTAACCTGCTTGATTGGTGATATTTGCATAAAAGGCTCTTGTTGTTTTTTCTTTTTCCTCGTATGCCAGCATTTCATCTCTTTTGTTTTTAAATGCTTCTCTGTCACCACCTACAATTTCTAAAATACTTTTTTGTATTTCTTCAATTGGCGTGTCGTTTACATTTCTATTTTTTTCAAATTCTGGTATTTTTTTTATTACAGCGTCGCTGTTAAAAGTTTGTTTCCAACTGCCTTGTTCATTTGGAGAACCTTGATTGATGTTGTAGTTCCAACCTTTAGCAAATTTCTTGCTGACTTGTACTGGTAATTGTTTTTCAGAATCCATTTCAATTAACATAGGCACAACTGCATAATCACCGTTTGATAGTTGTTCACCTGCCATGCTAAATGTTTGTCCTGTGGTACCTAGGTCAGCGTCATTGACACTTGATTTTAATACTAATTGTGTGCCTTCTCTTTCTACATTCAAAGCATTTTGAAATGCACTTTCACATTGTGCAAATGTCTGTGTTTCATCACAAACAAAATTGTATGCAACAGGATCTTGTTTCATGTTGTCTAGTTTAGAAATGCTTTTGTCTACACTGCCATTTTCATATAGGCTGTGGGGTATAATAACAAACTTGCCATTGCTGTATTCAACAGGTCTAAAAGCTCTTTGATATAGCTCATCTGCTTTTTTCATTGCATTGTCAAAGTCAACACCTTTGCTGATTTGATAATCAATAATTGTTTCATAGAAATTGATTGCTTTGGCCTTGTCACTCATAGAGTTGATGTTCATTTCAGTTAAATGATCACTCAATTTCTTTTTGTTGTTGGTGTCTTTAGAACCTTTGCTTCCATCTTTTCTGCTGTCTAGTATTGTTTTAATTTCTTCTTTTCTTATTTCTGCTTCCAGCATCATTGATCTTTCAGCACCATTGGGTAATTCAAGTGCTATCTCAATAATTGTTGCTCTACTGCTAACGCCTTCTGCTTCTAGTATTTCTTGTAATACATCTATGTTGTTGTCTAGTTTAAGTGATGTAATCAAATTAATTGTTTGATTTACTTCATTAATGTCATTACTAGCAAGTTTTGATGTTAGTGCTTTAATCTCATTTTGATCCACTAGTGGTATCAATTCCACAGGCACACTCAATTTGTTTGCAGTTTTGATCCGTCTATTTTTTAATTCTGTACTGGTTGTTTCATTGATGTTTGTTATGTCAATTATGCCATCTGTGCCTAACACTTTGTAAGGATTTGGATTACCAATCACATTTTTTAGAGCCTGTGATCTGTCTTCAAGTATTTTTATGCTGTCTTGCAGTGCTAGACCTTTTAATTGATCTTCCGTGCTAGATTGATCAAGTGCATTATAAACTTCTTTGTAATCTTTGATTGTGTCAGTTAACAAATCAATGTTCATTGTTTTGTAATTTTTTGTAAATGTTTGAGTTAGCTCTGCCTGTTTGTACACATTAAGCATTGCTTCAACTTTTTCATTATCCCAAAAGTTTTCTTCCGCAATCTTGTAGAGTGCTGGTAGAGGCATTGCTTGATCAATTGGCGTGTCATTTTGCAATGCTGTCTCAATTGTTTTTGTAAAAGATGTTTCAGCAACCAACGACTCACTTTTTCTTGAGTCAACCATTTCTCTAAATTCAGATTTTAGATCACTGATCACACCTGCAATCAATTTTGGATCCATTGTGTCAGGTATCTTAAATTGTGGTAATGCTTTCTTAATTTCGTCTTGATAACTTGTTTTTAGATCTTTGATAAAAGTTTTGTAACCATCTTTCTCTAGTGCTTCTATAAATTTTTCTTTTGAAAGGTTTGGTGTTGCTTCATATGATCTTTTTATTTCTGCTGTTAGTATGCTTTTGTAAAGACTATCTTGAAATGCACTCAAAGTTTGCACATCAATAGTTTTGTTTACATTGTAAAGTTGATCTAAATGAAAGGCAACTTTGGCTACCATTTCTTCTACATCATCGTTGTTTGATATTATGCCTTCATAGATCTTGTTGTTAAGATCAACTATCCTGTCAGTCTCTATTTTTAATTCTTCTTCTTTGCCTCTGATAAAACTTTGTGTGTTGATGTCTATTTGATTTTTTGTAAACTTTTGATCAAACCCTTGTCCAATTGCTTGTTGTAAATCAGCAGGTGTTGTTGAAAGTATTTGGTCTCTTAATTTTTTTGCTTTCTTGTTAAATGTGTCAATGTCAAATATGTTTTCATTTTTTAGTTGTGCAAGTTCTGTCTCATATTGTTGTTCTGTCTTTGCAATAAAACTTGAACTAGCACCTTTTTTAAAAGCACTGCCTCTGATCGTGTTAGGCTTTTTCATTGCTTCTTTGATATCTAGCGTGCCTTTTTCAACTTGTTCAAAACCTTGTTGTTCACCTTCTTTGGCCGCTTTGATGTCTAGATGATCTTGTGATATGTCATTTACACTTTGTAAGATACTGACCGTAGCATCTTTTAACACAGGTGCTTTGAAACCTGATTTTATGTTTAAGTTTGATTCAAATGTAGGTATTTTTTTTGTTGCCATATTATCCTCTCATTGCAAATCTAGTTCCAAAGTCCAACAACGAAGCAGTTGCTTGTTGTTTTCCATAAGCTCTTTGATTTTGTGCTTTAATTCTACCTGCGTATGCTTGACCCGATGTTGTAAAGTCATCACTAAATTGATCAAACGCAAAAGTTTTGGCTGTGTCTGCCATCACATCAACAGGTGTGCCTTTGAGTGGATCTACACCTGACGCACCATAAAGTGCAAGTTGTTGACCAATTGCTCTACGCATTTTTCTTTTTCTTTCTGAAGCCCTTAACAATGCCGCTGTCTGCATTTGATCTACTTCAAATTCTGTTAGGCTGGCTTGTTGATTAGCAAGTGCCATTTGTTGTGCCATAATTGCACCAGTTGATCCCATTGCAATAAACGGTGATGCAATGCTCAACGCTGTAAACACAGGTTGCATTGTGCTGTAGATACTGCTTAATGTTCCCAGCAATGTAGTAGTTGATGAAGCCGCCGCCAAACTAGACGCCGCCGCTCCCATAGCCGCACCTTGTGCCGCCGCGCCTGCCGCCGCCGCCGTTGTTGCTGTAGTCCCTACTGCCGCTGGTGCCAAAAATGCCATCGTTATCTCTCCAATGTTAGTGGAACTTTGTACTCTACCGTTGCACCCAATATAGTTGCTGGTAAAGGATCTTTAATGTTTGCTGTCACGGTTAAATCAACACCTGTACCACTCAAATAAACTAATTTTGTTCCACTAAAATTAGTTGGTGTTGCATTGACCGTCGTGTTATTTAATGTCGTAAAATCTACATCATAACCGTCAAACACCAGTGATTGTGTGTCTTGCAGAACTATGTCTGCTCTCTTTTTAGTAATCTGCTCACCCCTCTGTGAATATTGATTTTGTATGATCACCGTTGCAGGTAATGTTTCAATATTGCTCTCGTAGTGTAAGCCTGCCGCCACATTACTAAATGTGCTTGTCAGTGTGCCTACACCTGAACCACTCAAAGTTACATTTGCATGAACACTGCCATCTGTTAACACTCTGACATCTTTGTTTGACAAATGATCCAGTGTTATACTTGATTGTGGTGTGGTAGTGTCTGCTAGATAACTATCCATGTAAAATTGTGTGTCTTCTAATTTTTCTAAATAGATCTGTGCTGTTGAATCTACGGTTCTCTCTACCAACACATACAACGCACCATCAACTTCAACACATCTTTTGAAATTGCCATCTGTGGTAAATCTTGACCAACCCAAAACATCTTTTTCCACATTGATTGCCATGCAACAGAGTTCTCCGTTGCCATTGACCACAAACACATAGTTTGAGTTTGTGTTGCTGAATGTTCTGATTGCACATAAGTCAATAGGATTGCTGATTATGTGATGTGATATCAGTGTGTAATTTTTTGCTTGATAACCATCTGTGTTGTAGTTGTAAGCAAACGCTCTCAATTCTGAATTGTTTGACAAGAACATTGCTTCTGTGTCTACCACAACAGGTTTGTGACCATTGTTATCAATACCATAATTGGTCTGTCTGTTGATGCTGACATTGGTAGGTGTCACAGGTGAACCTTCCATCAACCACTCACCTGAACTTGCAAATATGTACAATTGTTGAGTTGATATAAGGTGATAGATTATTGAAACTTCATCACTGGCTATTGTGAAAGTGAATCCTGCATCATCTGTTACAGCACCTTGGATGTGTTCTTCCGTGGTAATAGTTGAGTTACCACCTGTAGTGGTTGTTGTTTTTTCTAGTTCAACAATTTTGGTCGTAGGTTTAAAGTTAAAGAATGAACCTGATTGTGATCCAAATATGGTTTGTGGATTGTCTCTACTGCCTCCAAACACCAATCTGTTCTGATGAAAGGTGATTGATCTAGGCCAACCGCCTCCATATGTGTTGCTTAAATTACTAAATGCATCAATTTCCCAAGCGTCATTTTCTACATCATCGTCATTGACCAACTCCTCAATCACTTCTGCATAGGCCTGTGTGCTGGATGTGACACTGGTAATTTTCATCATGCCACCATTCAATGTGATGTGTTGATTGACATGACCGTCTGGCCAATTTGCGTTTGTCCATTCATAACTGCCTGTGCTGATCTGTAATGATATGTTTGCACCATAGGCCACATTGCCTTCACCTGCTTGTGCGTGTCCTGATGGATAATTGTTGACAGCAGTGACCGTTAGGTCTGAATCAAAGTTGTGATTGACCAGTGGTACAAAATCAAAATCCATTTCTGTGCTGGTCCAACTGCTGTGGCTTGCTCCTCTAATGATTTTGATAGGACGCATATCTGGATGCACCAAAATCATAGTGTCCAGTGTCTGTGCATATCTCAATTGATCAATTGTGTTTGCTGTCCACGGACAAACATTTGAACTTACTCCGTTTGTGATTGTGGTTTGATACACATCACTCTTGTAAACATGAAACTTGTTTGGCTCAAAGATCAAAACATATTCTTGTTCATTGCCAAAGTTAAAAGGTATTAACCTTGCACTTGTGTCAAATCCGTTGTCACCTGCACCTGCGGTCTCTGGATGATCGTCAATAAATTTAAAACCCGGTCGTCTCTTTAGACCACCTTGTGGTAATATAAAAAAGTTTTCGCAAGTTCTTAAACCTGCTTTGTAGATGTTAGTGTCAGCCCTTGCTTCCATGAAAGGACCCACTTCACCTTTAGTGAATAAAAATTGTGTTTGTTTTAAAACACTCACGACTATCCCCTTCTAACAATAAATTGACCTTGATGAGCCGCAATCAAACTGCCTGGTCCAATAATTGATTTAGGTGGATTTTCTTGTCCGTCAGCTACTCTGGCTCGTCTCAACTTATCTAAAAATTCTTTGTATAATCTTTCTTGTGTAGAACCTTGACCTGTCAGTGCTTCTGCACATTCATAGGCCAATTTTGCTACCAAACATTCTGTAAAGAACGCTGGGAATGATGACTCTGTCTGCAACTCAATGTACTGCAAGTATGCAGGTGAAAATGTTGTGTAGATTTTGTTGTTTTCCACGCTGTAATCTGTGTAATAGTCACCGTTTGTGTTGAACACACCTAAAATTCTGATTGTGTTTGAGGGCAAACTGAACACAAATTTGTAATATGGGTCTGTGATCGTTTGGCTCAATTGTGATAGTTGATTTTTCTGTGTTGCAAAGTTCCATTGTGCATAGTTGAAAAGAGATTCTTTGCAGGTGTCGTACAAGTTTGAAACCACTTGTGCTTCTCTAGTGTTAGCTGTGAAGTCTGTAACTGGGCTACCACCAATCCTTAACATGGCTTGAGTGGCTATTTTTTCTTTGGTCATTGTCATATGCAGGTTCCTTGCTAGTATTTATGTAAAAAAAGGGCGACCACATAGTGACCGCCCCTTATGTCTATAGTGTAACAATTATTACTCAGTCACATCAATTTGAACTAGACCTGATGGGTCAATCACTGCACAACCTTGTGTAAACTCAGCTGTAACTAGGTGAGCCACTTTTTGTGGTACATAGTCAAATCTTGATGATATGTCTTTACCAATTGCACAACCAATTGCATTAGTGTCATAGGCATAACAAGCTCTAACGCCTGCTGTGTCTGTAAGTAAATTACTCACGATTACATTGAAGCCCATTACATTTGGAATGAAGCCTGATTGTAAACCTTGAGTAGCAACATAGTCTGATGATACTAAAGTTGTGTCGCTTAACATATCTGTAAGTGCCGCTGGTGAAATAACAAGGAATCTTGAACCCATAGGTACATCATTGTCATTTAACGCTTCAGCTGTTGCAACTAGGTTTGCTTTTGTTAAGCCACCTGTAGCAGAGATAGTTGAGCCTGGTGTTGCCGCGTCCATAACAGCGATAAGTTCAGAGTCATATGCTCTGTTTAATGCCGCCGCGATAGCGCCTTGGTATGATTGTCTGTAATCAATGTTTGTTCTTAATTGATCAATATCTTCAATGTACTCACCTGTTACGAATGAGTTCATTGTTGCAGATACAA